AGATAATACCATATCTGAAATACAATCACAGATAAAAACATTTAGAAATGAAGAAGTATTTGTATGCTTACAAGATTGTTTAAAGAAAATTGAAAACATAAAAAGAGATCATGGCAACTAAATTAGACGTTAATACAGGAAATACAGATTTAGGAAAGAAAATCTGGGACATTCACCAGAATAACGAATACACCAAAGTCAATAATTACAAAGAAGGTATGTGTTACAACTGTTTTGAAAGTAACGCAGTAGCAGCATTAGTGCTTGATATATGTGGAGATTGTGCAGGAAAGAGAGGTAGAGAGACAATTTTAGTTCCAATTAAGCAAGTTTATTATGGTATGTGTTACTTTTGTGGTGATTACAAGTTCAATTTAGAACAAATCAACGGTAGATTATGTACTAAATGTCATAGAAGATGTGCAACTCACATTAAAGATTACAACAAAAAAGGTGGACAGTTTGGTGCAGATCCATTCTGGAAGTCAGTAAAACGTAGACATGGACAGGATTGGAAATTAATTATGAATGATCCGTCACAATCTTATAGACGTTAATCATTTTTTAGAATAAAATTAATTCTATCCATTTCATAATCATAGAATTTCATATCATAGTCTATAATTTTATTTTTGTTAGGAATTGTTGATTCAAAATGCCTATCAACTCTCCAAGACAACATTGGTTTTCTTAAAAATCTTGGAAAAAATTCTAATTGCATTTTTTTCTTGTTAAATTTCATTTTATCATGTAATATTAGAACTGTTTTATCATCTTGATAACCATATATGTTACCGTTTCTAAAATGAACTAATGACTTTTGTAGTCTAGGTCGTTCTTTTTCTTGATTTGTATTTGTAACTATCCATAGTTTTGATTTATCATTGATATACATGTCAACAATGTTAATTTTTTTCATTGGTTCTGTTAGAAATCCTTTGTAAAATCTTTCAAATTCTTTCATATTATCGTAAACATATATTGAAGAAGCCATACATTTTATTAACAATACTTATTAATAAACCCTTTTTCTACTATATCATGGCAACGTGTCCAAGATGTAAAGCCAAATATGATGGATTTTGGCAGGAGTGTTCAACATGTATAGAAAACGTGTATCCAGAGACATAGAAAAATGTAATGCTTGTAAAAGTAAAATTTACAAGTACGGTAGAAAAGATTTTGAAATTGAATTATGTTACAAGTGTGGCAAGTTTACATGTAATTCAAATGTTTCATTAGGTGATCTAACGTTCATTATAGCAGAAGATCCAATGATCATACCATATTTGATCAAAATGGAGTATCTAAAACCAATCTAAATATAAATACTTGTAAGACTTTTATACTACATGTTAGAAATACTTGATACAATATATCAAGAAGCATTAATTGCAATCGCATTAGGCACAGGTTCAGGAGTATTAGCATATTTTAGAAAAATCTCAAGAACACAAAAACATTTATGTGAAACTGTAGAAAAACTACAGAAAACTATTATTATTTTAGCAAAAGCTGTTGATAGACAATCAAATAGATTACACCCAGAAGTAAATTCTGATTTTGATGACCTAGTAAAAGAACTACTAGATAAATGATATGAATGAATCGTTCATAATGTTTAAGTAAGAGTTAAATAGGTCAACATTACAGACAGTTTATGGCAGATCCATTACTGATCGCAGTAATTGCAACCGTAGTTGGTGCAGGATTAAATACCGTAAGAGGTTACTTAGGAAGTGAAGATTCATATTCTGCTAAGAAACTTATTGGTGCTTTGATCGTTGCAGTATTTACTGGTGTTGCTATTGCTCAAACAATCGCCATAGACGGTATGAGTCTATTAGGTGTAGCCTTGATTGGTCTAACAGCAGGATTCTCTGTTGATTATGCAGTCACAAAGGCAAAAACTACTCCTGTCGAGTAGTAAAACTCCTTTTTTATCAAAATATTTATTAATCTTTACCGAACTTGATTTATATATGGAAGATAAAGTGTTCTTTAACGGTTTTGAATCTACTTTAAAGAGTATGGAGAACATAAACTCAGATGAAAGATATTTTGAAGGTCTATTAACAGTACAAATGAAAGATAAACAGGGTGAAGTTACCATTGTTGATGAGTTATACAAGGTTTTACCTGTATGGATTGACAGAGGAGCACCAATTTCTGACACACATTCTAACAGAATTGTAGGTAGAGGTATCAATTATTCAAGAACTGTAGTAAAAAATGACAAAGGTGAAGAACTTCCTGCAATCAAAATCACTGGTAAAATATTCAAAAATTATGAATTAGACAATGTTATTTGGGATAAAATCAAGAAAGGAGAGTATAAAGGACTATCATTTGGTGGTGCAACTAGAACAAATAGAGCACCAATCGTTATGAAAGATGGTTCTATTGCTTATGCACTCAAAGATTTAGAACACTATGAGGTTGCAGTATGTAAAGATCCTGCTGTACCAATGGCATTAATCACTGATTTTAATCCTATTGCAAAAGCACATCATGATGCAACTGAAAGAGGTGATGGTAAGATGGTAATTCAATGCAGTAAAATGGGTTGTTATGTTGAAAAAGCAGATAATCCATGTTGGGAAGGATATGAACAATATGGTATGAAAGATAAAGATGGTAAACAAGTTCCAAACTGTGTAAAAAAAGCAGAAGATCAAATTGAAATGGGAACTAAAGTAGAGATGGAACACACTGATGATGAAGAAGAAGCAAAGAAAATTGCTATGGATCATTTGAAAGAAGATTCACACTATTATACTAAACTAGGTGAAGCCATGCCAAAAGAAAAGAAAATTATGGAAGAAGTTGATAAAGCAGATGAGGATAAACCACTAAACAAACCAATGAGAGATGATGGTGACAAGAAATTCAAAGTATATGTTAGACATCCAAGTACAGGTAACGTAGTTACTGTAAGATTTGGTGATCCAAATATGGAAATTAAACGTGATGATCCTGAAAGAAGAGCATCATTTAGAGCAAGACATGATTGTGATAATGCTAAAGATATTACTTCAGCACAATATTGGTCATGTAAAATGTGGGAAAAAGAAACATCTGTAACTGAATACACAGAGAAAAACATTGAAGATGTTGCAAAAGCAGATTTAGGTAAATACGGTACATTCCAAGGTAAGGTAGATGCTCTTATGAGAGAAGGTTATCCAGAGGAAAATGCAAAGAAAATAGTAGGAGCATTTGTTAAAGGTGAGAAAAAGAAAGATGGTGATGGTGGTGGAATGTCAACATCTACTGATGGAGCATTTAATGCTGTTCATGGTGGAGAAGGTAAAAAGAAAAAGAAAAATGAAGATGAAGACGAAAAAGAAAGTGGGGATCATTCCAACTCTGATGGTGAATTACACGGTATGTACAATCAAAATGGCTCTGATTTAAAGAAACAATATTATGGTGGAATAAGAGAAAACTATGATGGAGCTATAAAACAAGGTGGTATGGATATATCAGAAACAGGTGGTATTACTGTAAAAAGAACAAAAAAATTAAAAGATATTAAACGTTCATTAGAATGGAATGAAAAAATCATACAATTAAAAAAATTAAACCAAAACTTATAAATTTCAGTAATATATATATAGTCAGTATATTTAAATCGAGTAATAACATGACTCTGGAAGAACTTCGTAAAGAAGACCATGAAGAAGAAGAAAAAGTTTCTGAAGAAAAAGAAGACGAGTCAGAAGAGGAGAACACAAACAAATCTTTTGATGAAGCCTTACTCGAAACTTTATCTACTCTCACAGAGCACGTAAAAGCACTCTCAGAATCTCACGCTGATTTAGAATCAAGACTTACTAAAGCTCTTGAGGAAAAACCAGAAACCCAACTCGAACTCCAACCTGCAACTTCTGATAAAGAAGACATTGGAGATGAAGTCGTAGTTCCTGAAGCTTATCAATCCGATTCTGTTCAAGCAGGATTAGATGATGACAAATCTGGTGATCATAAACCAGAAAGTGATCAAAAAGGATTATCTATGCAACAAAAAGCACAGAAAGTCAACTTTGATTTCACTACAGAAACTCCAAGACCAAGTGCAGCAATCGAATCTGTTAACAAATCAGACATGTCTGACTTTAGCATGATTTTGAAAGATGCAAGAGATGTTGGTTATGAAGGTTTATCAACAATCGCAAAGAAGATTCAAAAAGGTGATTATTACACTCCTTCTGAAGAGGAGAGGTGGTTCTAAACATGGCTCAAGTACGAACAATAGACGAACTAGAAGCACTCTATTATGGACATAATAGAAACCTCATTAGAAAAGCAGATGCTCCAATCACAACATCAACTACTGGTGTTTTTAACGCAGTATTTGGTGCTTATGCATGGGCTCAGCTTAACTTAGAAGCAAACGCTTTCGGTATCTTACCAAAAGTTCCATGGGACAAATCTGGTTGGCGTACCATTACGGCTAAACCAACTATGACTACAACCAATGGTAATACCACATTAGGTGGTACTGCTGAGGGTGGATCTATTGCCGAAACTGTCAAACCAACTTTACAAGAGATTGACATCAGACCAAAAACTGCTCAGTTAGCATTTAGTGCATCTGAGGTTATGGAATGGTTAGCAACTCACAGTAAAGATGACATCTGGGGTGGACTTGGTTCACTTAGATTGTATATGGCAGTTCAGCACAAAGAATTCATTAATAGAATGTTACTAGCAGATGTTGAAAATGAAGCAGCAAACGCAAGTGGCAATAACAGTGGTACAACCAACTTTGAAACACTCGACAGAATCATTTCAAGTGATGCTGAAGAAGATGCTCTAGGTGGTTCGTATGACGGTTATTACGATTGTTGGGCAGCAAACGCTACCATTGATCGTGACTCAAGCACTACGTATGACTGTACTGTCGAATCTGCTTCTGGTACAATCGGTACTAACGGTGTCCTAACTGACGATACCCTGAGAACTTTCCTAAGAAAGATCAGAATCGCAGCAGGAAAAGATCCAAACGTCTTCCTCGGATCACATGAGGTATACTCAGAAATCCAAGGACTTTACATGCCTTCTGTCAGGATTCCAAATCCTTACGGTGAAGCACTTGTACAAGTTGACGTAAATGGTATCCAAACCTTCAAAGGTACTGGTGTCGGAATTCACGTAGATTCTATCTATGGAATCCCATTCATTCCATCAAAAGATGCTCCAAGCAACTCTGCTGACTCATCAGAGATCGGTAGATTATTCGCTTTAGACACTTCTGATGCTGAAGGATATGGTTATCCAAGAATCGGAATCCAAATCGCAATTCCAACAGAATACTATGAAGCAACTCGAAGAACACCAGCTTATCCATTCGTAAATGATGCTTTCGTTGAGAAAGGCATTTACAGAACTATGGGTGAGACTGTATGTCGTCATTTCAAATCTCAAGGTAAGATTAGAGATATTAAACTCTAAATTGCCAACTCAATTTTTTCTTTTTTATTTTTGATGGCTTATGATACAACTACCCATATACATTTTCTCAATGTGTGCAGTATTAGCAGGTGGAGTTGTTGATTGTGATGAACAATGGGCAGTTTTTGTTTATGAAGAAATAGATGTATTCAAATATTGTTACCCAGATGTGAAAACATTTCATCATAGAATATTAGGTTGTGCTACATTTGATAATGAACGTGGTCATTCTATAATACTTGGTAATAAAGGTGTAGGTGTATCACATACTGGAGAATCAATATTTACACATGAAATACATCACATGCAATGTTTATGTAATTATCATGCTAATCCACCTGAAAAATCTAGACGGTGATAATCATTAATGATTAACATAGGCTTTTATTTATATACTCGCTAGGCACGTTTAAAATATATATTCTTGAAAATTGATATTTATTCATGGCACAAATGCCTGCATTAATTCCAAAAGAAGTTGAAATACAACGACTAAAGAAAATTTGGTTGATTGTAATTGCTATGGGATCAGTAGCAGCATCAGTAGAAGTTGATAACTTCGTTGATGGTTCACTTCATCAAACATCAATCAGGGATTCTGCATTTACTCCTGCACACTGGTGGCTTTATAGTCACTTTGTTGCCCTACCTATAGGTTGGGGTACAGTTGCAATCTATGATAGAAAAGTTCCTATTCTTAGAGGAGTAAACAACTCAATGAACACAGGATTAAAGATGACAATCTTAGGTTATCTTGCAACTATGTTTACCATTGGTGTAAACGAGATGTGGCACTTTTGGTTTGTTGAAGAAATATTTGCAGTACCTAATCACTGGATGTTTAACATGGGTGTTGTAGTTGCCTTTATGGGAGCACTAGCTTATGTCGTAAGAGTATATGCTAGATTGGTAGAACTTGGTGCAGAAACTCCAAGTGAGAATCCATACGTTGCAGAAATGTATAAAATGGCTCTAGAAGGAAAACTATACAGTAGATCAATCCCATAATCTCTTTTTTTATATTATACTAAACTTAATTAACTTAGCTTAATTAAGCTAGCTAAGTCGTATGCGTTAGCTAATGTTTAATTAACCCATATTTTTTTCATAACAGATTGGTTTATATTAGGTATATGATATTATCAATATAATGATTAGAGCAATCACAGTATTAACTGCTTTAGCATTGTTAACAACAATGTCTTTTGCAAATGCAGAGACACCTGAAACTGTAACCGTAACAGGATTTCCATTTGAAGTAAGTGTTCTTGAGGGTGGAAGTATTACTTTCACAAACAATGGTGACACTGGAATGGATTTTGTCAGTTATGGTTGGTTTGAAGGAAGTGTTCAACCAAGTGAATCTTTGACTATAGATTTACCAATCACTGATTGTGGAAATATCTGCTTCTTTGCAGAGGATTACTACATTAGAGATTTATCTACAGGTGATTACAGTATTCTACATATTATTGCAAAACCAATAGTTGTAGAAGCAGTAGCAGAACCAGTAGTTCGAACTGTAGCATTAGAAGAATCATTACAAGTTGAAGAAACAATAGTAACTGAAGATGAGGGCATTTATAATGTCACATTAATTAGTGAAGAACCAGATGTAACTACATTGCAATTACAACTTGCAGAAACAACAAGTAGTTTAAATTCAGCACTTGAACAAATAGGAGTCAAGAACGCAGAAATATCTCTGTTAAATGAAGAGATAAACAATTTAAATTCACAGTTGATTATTGCAAATTCAACAGTAATTGATACAACATATACAGAGCAGTTAGAATCACAGATTGTTTCTCTTACAACAGAGAAAGATAAATGGAAACAACTAGCAAATAGTTGGTACACTGTTGCAATGGAACAACTTAGAGTAATGGTACAAGTCTTAGGACTCTAACCACTTTCTATATTTTTTCCAAACTTTATACAAAAAGGATTTTGGCAATAATATAATGTCTTATCATTATTTTCACTTTTTGTAGAATATGATAATACAAAACAATCATCACAAATCTTTAATGGAACTTTAAACTTTAGCACAACATATTTATATATAACCAAATATTTAAAGATTCATGGCTATTACCACATCTGTAAGTGATTGGACAGCAGCTAACGTGGCAAAAACTTTGTCCGTACAATCTGCTTTGACATCTAAATTA